ATTCATCCTGAAGTTGTTCGTAGACTTCGCTACTTGATTCTCTTAAAGTCTTTAACCAATTCATGATGGACATTTCGCCCTTCCTGAAGTGGAGTTGTTCTGTTGTATCTATTCCACTAACTGTGTCAGTGGATTTAATCATTAGTTCTACGTCTTCAATTAGATCAGTCCACCCCTGGGTAGCCATCATTCCAAATCTGTTCTCGTAGTACTGTTGTAATTCTTTATTCATTTAACTTTTTCCTTGACAAGGGAGTAAATGTGTGTTAGTATAATATATTATAACATACTTTTGTTAAAAAGTCAAGCTTTTATTTAACTTTCGATGCCATTTGTATCATAGCAATACGCTCATTAGATACAATATCAGCCTCTTTCAGGGCTAAATTAGCCACTTTCTCTACCTGGTCAAGGGGTGATGGCTGCTGATTCTTAGGTTGAGCTGCCATAGCCTTGATTTGAGTCTCTACAGGGATCACTTGAGTCTGTGCTGTAGCCTTAGCAGCGTTAGCTTGAGCCAAAGCAGCCTCAGATTGAGTCTTCTGTAGGGTAGCCTCTGCAGTAGCTAGGGCAACATGCTGCATTTGTTGCTGTACTTGCTGTGCTTGTGGGTCAGGTTGGCTCATCTTCTGTAACTGAGCAATGATATCTTCTCTGTTAGACAAGCTAGAGGACTGGATGATACCCTGTAACAGTACTGGAGTGATAGGACTTGTAGGTCCAAGAGTCTGCATCAAACCAACCATCTGCTGTTGTTCATATTCACGAGCAACCATACCCATTGTGGATACAGGTACAAACTTAAAGTCCTTAACTGGGTAACGCTCTGGATCAAACTGCATGAATCTCCAAGCAGCCTTGCGGATGAATGGGATTAAGAAGTCTTCCTGGAAGTTAATGAGAGCACGTTTGTTCTTCTTCATCAAACCAGACAGAGCCATTGACAGTCCAGCACCAGAGGCTTCGCCACCAGCTACTTGACCTGGCATAGAGGAGCTATCTAGTGTACCAGTAGCAGCTAAGAGCATCTGTTGGAAGTTCTGAGCAGTCTGGAAGTTAGCAGGATCAGTAGTACCAAACTTAAATGGCATCATGATCTCGTTAGGATTACCGTTAACCAAGAGGTTCTTACCTGGTTTAACTTCATACTTAGCACCACGTGGTAGACGAGTAGCGTCCATAGCCATCATAGGAGCTGTTGTAAGAGCCAATGAGTCTAAGTGGCTACGTATCTGTGCATCGATAGCCTTCTGCATGTTGTAGCCCTTCTCAGCAGTACCACGACCCCAGAAACGACCAGGGAGTGAGTCAGCTTGATAGGCAACTACAGGGCGATCCTTCATCATGTAAGGAGATGCTTCAGCTTTGAGTAGGTATTGGTTGTCTGCAATCACAACTACAGCTTCAACCATGTCAGAGTAGTGGTCTGCAGCAGATTCTTCAGGGAATAACTCAATAGTTGTCTCTGATTCTTCTAATCCTTCTAACATATCACGAGGAACTAGACCATAGTAACGAATTACTTGGATCTTATCAGCACGTGAAGGTACTGGTTCTTGTGTTTCTTCTAATCTAGTGCTACCATAACCAGGAACGATGTCTACTTTACGATAGATACCCTTCTCCATACCTTGAATAATGGTATAATAGGACATGTATTCTTCAATAGCTACACCTAAAGATGTCTCAACTGTAGTGGCATTAGGATCAATGAGGAAGTTACGTGGATTGATAGCATTTAAAGCTACCATGAACTGCTTCTTCTCTTGTACACCGATAGCTGCCATGCCTGTACCTTGAATAGGCTGGGTATCAGGAGACATTACAGTCTGTTCTTCGATAACAAGTTCACCAATACCAGTACCATACATCTCAGCTAGTAGGATAATGTCATCTACAGACTTCTTAATTCTAGAAAACTGGAAGTCTTCATGCATCTGACGACGTACTAGTTGAATATCTTCTGGATCTTGGTCTTGTAAGTCATCAGAGATATCAAAGAAATCACCACGACCAAAGACAGCCTCAGAGATCTCAGCTTGTTTAGCTTCAATAGCTTGTTGTAATGCAGGAGTTACTAAGCGACTACGCTCAGAATCACGACTCTGATCAGCTAAGTCCCAAATACCTCGGAACATACGCTCATATTCTTCCCAAGTCTTGAGATAGTTAACATCTCTGTTGTTTCTCCACTCAGTACAGTGCGTAGTTACGAACTCAACTACTTCTTTATCTGCACTTGTTACTGGAGTTTCTTCAAACTGATCCGTTTTTTTAGTTGCCATGTTTTAAATACTTCCCTGTGGAATAGAAGATTGTGGAATTTCTGGTGCAAACACATTAGCAACTGGTGCTTGTGCTGCTACAGGTGCTGTTAGGTTGTTAAGATTAATGTCATACGCTTTGTTTGTAGGATTAACATCAATGTTACGCATAGCAGGATTAAGCATACGCTCTTGTGCTGTCATATCTGCACGTTCACCTGTTTGTCTTGCAAAGGTTTCACCTGCTACACGCATATATTCACCAGCAGAACGCTGATATTCCTGGCTTGCTACGTCCTTAGCCATAATAATCTTGGATAACTTAGGATCATTAGCAGCAGCATTGATGAACTTCTTAGCCATCTCTTTGCTTTTAAACTCAGCAGCTAGTGCTTGTTCTGTAGTTTTACCGTCTCTAGCAGTTAAACCAGCCAGTGCTTCAGATACTTTGTCTTGATTAAAGCCTAGGTTTTTGTTTTGTTTAGCAAACTTAACTGCATCAGGTACACTGGTAGCGATTAGTTTATCTAAGTCTGAGGTAACTGACTGGAAGTCTACGTTATTTTGTAGTACATTCTGAAAGCCTTCACCTTTAGTAAAGAGTTCTTTGCCTTGCACGAAGTGTTGTACTTCATGTAGCATGTTACTTTTGACATCAGCAGGATTCCACTGAGGAGATTGTCTATTAAAATAAACAACATTGTTTACTTCATCGAATGCTGCCAGGCGAGGAGACTTATCATCTAAGAATCCAATCTTAACATCACCGATATCTGGATAAGCTTTCTTCAATGTCTCTGCATTGAATACTTCATCAAATCCTAATACTTCTTTCTGAGGAATGGTGTTTACATTCACACCTTTTTTGATAGATACATTCTCATCAGAGAGTTCCATCATGGCTTTGTTAGCTACTGGATCATAGGCAATACCTGCATCTGCCCACTTCTTCATCCAGTCTTCTGCTGGTAGTTTAAACCAGTCTTTCTGTGCGTCTACTAATGCTTGCTTAGCAGGGGCTTCATCCATCAAACCAGCCTTAGCTAGATTGCTGATACCTTCACCACCAATGAACATCTCTGGTACTGTAGAAGGTGTAGCTCTAACATCGAACATTCCACCTGCTTTTAATAATCCCTGAGCTTCTAACTGGTCAGCTACAGAAGGGGCTATCTGTCTAAGTAATCCACTAACGATACTCATTCGTAGGAGTCTCCTGCGTTAACTTCAAAGGACTGCATGTCGTAGCTGTCAATCTTCTCAGAGTTAGACTTGCTGTCTGATTCTGGATTCTCGTATCTTGTACGAATCTCTTGCTCATCGCAGGTACGAATAGGAGAACAAGTAATATCAAACTTCTCACAGAAGCCAATAGGATGCTCTTCTACGTCAGCCCACTTAGGAGTCAAAGGAAGTGCTGAAGCTTTGAGATCCTTAGCAGGACCATTCATAATGCAGTCAGTAATGAAAGAATTATCGTAGTAGTGTTCGCAGTTAGCACATAGACGACCTCTAGCTTCACCAGGACCAACACCCCACTTATCTGCTTTATCTTGCCAGAACTCATCATTTGGAGCTATAGGATCTGCAGGACCTAGACCGAAGCCTTCAATAGTAGCTAGGTGGTGTTTAATATTAACTGCATTGCTTTGAATAGCAATAGGGCAATTGTCTAGTACTCTAATGTCCATTTAGTATCCTGATATAAAGTCTAAAGGCTCAACACCTTCGTTATCGTCATCCTCAAAGTACGAGGTTACTGCAAGTTGATCTATGTAACTTAAAGCATCAATCAAGTCATCATGCACCTGGCTGGTAGGAAACATCAGTAACTGGTCTTGAAACTCTTTCCAGTCTTCTTCCTCATTGAGGATTACCTTACCATGCTCGAATCGTCCCTGTAATGCCCAGACAACACGCTCTGTTTTTTGTTTTCCACCATGAGTTAAGTCATGAATGGTAGCATACACGTTGTTAGACCTCATCAGATCGCTTAGATAGGGCAACACAGCGTTTCTAACAGTGCCTCGCTCCATCCCTACACCCATTGGTTTAAACTCCTTGATGTTCTTTAGGATGCGTCCTGCAGCCTCTTTAACATCCCAACGTCCATGCTCAATTTTTTTAATAAACCAATCACCATCTTCAGTTACTTTAACTACTGCGATTGCTGATTCATCTAATTTCTTTTGTCTTGTGCTGCTGTAGTTTACGTTAGTAAAGCCAGCTAAGTCGATTGCTATGTACCAGACACCATCATCAGGCTCTTCACCGAACTTAATCCACTGTTCTTTAAATAAGTCTGTACCAGCGTTATCAAAGGATGCTTCGTATTCCTGCTTGAAAGAGAAGCTAGATAATGTCTTCTTAGCTCCTTCAATCTCTTTAGGATCAATCAGTGGGTTATCCTTGGTTGTAAAGTGCCAAGACTTCCACTCTTCATCACTATCTGTCTTACCTAGGTTATACATATCGTAGAACCAGTTACGTCCTTTAGGAGTGCCAATAAATAAGGCAGAACCTTTTTTATCAGAAAGAGAAGCACGTAAGACCTTCTCCCATGTCTCACTCTTAATGTCAGCTACTTCATCCAACACCAAATAAGTAAGACTGACACCACGCAAAGTATCTGGACGATCTGATCCTCTAACATATATCTTAGCTCCGTTGATTAATGTGATATCCATATTATTCACATGACTACTCTGAATAACATCTCTACCTAGCTCCATTAATACATCCCAGATAATCTGTCTTGCTTGTCCCTGGGTAGGAGCTACATACAT